TAAGTTGTATTGCTTTGGCTATTGATTCTTCAACAAATCCCCCATTACCATATCCCCCCATAGCAGTTGGTTTATTTGTTCCACCAGCCGCTGCATTCATAGAAGCAAGAGTTTTTTCTCCATATTTCTGAACTGCTCCTTTACTCATGACAAACTCACCAGGAGTTAGCATCGCAGGAACTGTATCAGTATTACCTGAACCAGGAACTACTCCACCCTTATTCATTTTTTGGACATCTACACCATATTTTTCTAATCGTTCAGGTTTCGACAAATTCATAAATTCCTTATATTCATCTAAAGAAACTTCCTTCTCATTAATAAATGCCTTTCCTGTTTCCATATCGAAACGATTATCAACTGTTTTTTGTATTGTAGTAGTATTAGATTCTTCTGTTGGGGTTTCCTTTGGAGTTTCTGTTGGGGTTTCTGTTGGGGTTTCCTTTTTAGTCTCTGTTGGTCCATTTTCCTGTCCTGGTTCTTCAGGTTCCCAATTCTCCCATTCTTTTTTTAGTGTTTTAGTTTCATCAAGCATTTCATCATAATCTTTACTCAATTCATCTACTTTATCCTCACCCAAGTCTTTATTTTCCATAAAGAAAGGAGGTATCATTGTAGATAATTTAACCAATCCCTTTCCAATCCAAACTATCAATTTAATAACGGGGGTAACAACGTCAACAAATCCTTTAATCCATGACAAAACAGTATCCATATTTTCATATAAAAATGTCAATAATCCTCCTATCAACACTGTTCGGATAAATTTTTGCAGTTTCTGCAACACTGGAACATTTTTTAGAGCCTTTAACTTAGGTTTAACTGGTTTAGGTAATTTTTCAAGAAACTTCTCTCTAGAACGAGCAAACATTCTCCTAATATTAAACTTTCTATCTTTAGCCTCTTGTGTATCTAATTGACGATCTTTCTCTAATATAGATTTAATATCACCAACAACATTCCTCATATCTCCTATAATATCTTTAACCTCATTTGATTGAGGTACTTCATCAGAAGACAAATTTGAAGATAATGAGATATTAGTTCCTGAAACATGAGGAATGCCTTCAGGTCTACTATATGTTTTTTTCTTTTCTTGTTTATTTAAAAATTTATCCGCAGCAACTTTTTTAGCCCCATCTTTTACCCCTCTGGCTATCTTTTTACCAGAACCTAGTACTGCTTTACCTACTCCACCTAATAAACTTGCTCCTAAAGATATTATCATGCTGGACTCACATTATACATTCCTGCAACAGCAAGTGCTGTTCCTGTTCCAAGTGGATCTTCTGATGGAAATATAACAGAATCATTACCACTAGGCCCTGATGCACTAGAAGCAATAGTATTATCTTTTCCACCTAAAGGCATAAGATTAACTTTTGGATTTTTGTTAGAAGCAACCTTAGAATTTATACCGTCGGAAGTTCTGATTGATGATGTCTTACTTTTATCTATATTAAGATTATTTTTATTTACACCATATTGTTTTAACTGTTCTTCCTTAGATAAATTAAAGAATTTATTATATTCATCAGTAGAAACCTCTTTGTTATTAATATAGGCTTTTCCTGATCCCATATCAAATCTACCAGAAACTTCTCTTTCAGTTGAATACTTATTAGAACCTATTAATTTTGTTTTTGGTTCTACTTTATCAAATCCACCCAAAACATTACCCACTTGCCCTTCATTTACTTTACGTTCATATGATTCTTTCCAACGGTGATCCATTTCCTGTCCTGTTTCCAATCTATAAATTTGCTCATTAATTTCACCACCAACACCACTCAGTCTTTCCCATAAGTTCAAATTCTTTTTCTGTTCTCTTAATTTAGCAATAGTCTCTTCCCTTCCAATTTCCGTAGCAGATTGATTAACAATATCTGTGGTGTTTGGAGGAAGAAATTTCTCTTTTTCTGTGTCAAGAGTTTCACCAGACGGATCCACTTCCAAACCAGATTCTATACCTGCTGCTTTAGCTCTATCAATATGAGTCTCTATTTTCTTTTGAGTCTTTCTTCCTACTTCACCCAAAAGAACATCATTAAGATATTCATATTTCTTTTTATTAATTGCACTTGTTGATCCAATTTTTATTATCTTTTCCCAATTTTTTGCAAATAATTGAGTATGACTAACTCCTGTTCCTCTTGCAATAAGAGCATCATATGAGTTCTGACCATCATTACTCATTGCCTCTCTTATAGTCTTTAAGTTTTTTAAAGCCTTAACCAATACATCTTTATCAATTTCTTGACCTGCTTCAAGTTCTTCAATTTCACTTAACACTTGTTCAGTAGTCTTACCTTCAGATCCTTTCGCAGTTAGTAAAAAATCAATTTTTTTAGCCTTTTTACTAAATGATCTCCATGAAGATCTTGCATCATCAAATTGAGGTTGAACTTGTTCCAGTAAAGCTAAATCTTTAGGATCCATTTCAGTAGGATCAAATTTATCATATTCCCCACTCTTAATATTTCTAATACCTCTATCAATTTCCGCAGGAACTCCACTCCACCAATTACCAGGATTTTCTGCCTTCCATTGTCGTTTTTCCAACTCAAGTAATTTTATAGTTTCTTCTTTTCCAATTTCCGCAACACTATCTTGTATATTTTGTTGGGTCTTATTATAACTTCCTCTACCCATCGTATCTGGACCATATTCCTCATCCATATATTTTTGAACCTCATTCTTAATAAGAATTGCCGTTGCTGCCGCGGCAGCTACAGAAGCAGCTATCAGGAATCCTTTAATACCAACAAGACTTAAAATACCTTTAAGAGCTCCACCGATACCAAGAAGTCCTCCTATAAAATTTACTGCAGCAAGAGCAGCTAAGGTTGCAATAATCTTACCTCCATGCTGATCAAGAAATTTCCCAAAGTTCTTTAAACTTTCTAAATTATTTGGATCCTTAAACCACTCAAGTAATTTTAATAATGCACCCCCTAATAAAATATTTGTAAGAAATTTCTTTAATCTACTAAAAATACCCTCAGTTGCTTTTCCTACACCAAGACCTTTACCACCTTCACCTTTTTTACTTTCTAATTCATCCTCTCTTCTTTTTTTCTTCCGTTTTTCATTTTCTATTCTTGCATCATTTCTCTGGTTTATCCTTTCTTTAACCTGATCAGCTAATATTGCTTTTACACCTACTAAAGACTCAATAACAGAATGTAATCCATCCATCAAATCATTATGAGTATTATCTACATCATCTTCAATCTCCTCAAATCTAATATCTACGTTTTGTTTACGCATAGAAATAATATTCTTCACTAAAGTAATTTTTTCCGAATTACTTTTAACCTTCTCCTCTAAAGAAAGTCCTTTTTTAAAAGAATCTGCATTTATTTTTTTAGAAGGAGCCTCAGGCATTTCTGTTCTTTGCTTGCTGTTGCTTTAATTTTTCATCTTCAAGATGTTGTTTTAGAAGACCAACATAAACATCTCGTTCCCAAGGAATAAGATTTTCAATCTCTGTTAATGAGTATTTATGATACTGGATCAAGGCAAAATTTATTTTATAGTAAGCCTCAAGGCTCATATGAACCATTCCTATCCGAAAAAAGATGTTAATCCCTCAAGTAGAACAGTATTTTCTTTTTTAGTTTTAGGATTAATAAAAGTTACCTCATGAGATAACTTAGGCATAGTTTCAAAGAATTTTTCAACTTTTTTAAATTGAACAGTATTCATTTGTTCTAAGAATGCCACTAATTCTTTCTTAGTACAATCAGATGCTGACCAAACTTCTTCATCATTATAAACAGTTTCTATAGAAGATGCGATTAATTCAAATGATTTTTCTAGATTAACTTCACCACCTACGTCAAAATTATTATCAATAAATTGATCTAATGATGGATAACGCATTTCCATCATCAAAGTATCATCTAGTTGAATCTTATTAGTATGATCTTTATCCTTAACAACCTTAATATCATCAATATTAATTTCAACAGGTACTGAAGTTTTACCATCATCAGGAGCATATAAATTAACTTCAATAACTTCTCCTACAGACTTACCCCTAATATTTAAAAATAAGTACTCAATATCAAATGTAGGAAGAGTTTCTACTTTAACCCCTCTGGACTGAATACAACTCTTCAGTACTGCTTTAATGGCATTTGTTATTTGTTTTGAATCTTCAGATTCTAATGCTAGAACTAAAAGTTTTTCTTCTTTAACTAAAAAAGGTCTATATTTTACAGTCTTATTATTAGAAGGCAATACCAACTCATAAGTTGGGGTGGCAATTTTTGGTAAAGGCATGATAATTAGATCAGTGTTTTATTTAGCTCGTTATTTAAGGAATGGTAAGAACTTAGGATCCATTGCTCTTATAGCATTGTGATTAGTAATTTCATTTGAACTAGTGCTGTTAGGTGCATTCATTGCAGCAACTTCCTCTGGTGAATATTGATTTTCTATTACTATACCACTATTCATATAATGCTCAACACCAATTGTTCCCTCTTCTAGTTCTGAAATATTATATCTCATAAAAGAAAAATTAACACTACATTTTAAAATATCAGGTTGATCATATGACACTGGCATCGCAGTAATACTAAGAGGAAAAGCCTGTTGAAAAGTATACTCTAATATTTTACCAGGATAGGATCTACCTTTCTCCTTCAGCTGATGATTTTTTTCAAATTTAGTTATGTGAATATCTTTCTTATATCCATTTACCCCACCAGGATATTGATATCTAGCATTGGTATACGGATTAGCAAACTTTCTACTATCAACACCACTAATATAATTGATCCATCCCTCAAATGCTCTAATTACATTATACCTAGAATCAACGTAAAATGTTGTATTAAAAGTCTCATCATATATTCTTCTATATGCCATTCTTTCAGTAACTCCATGATAATCATTAGTTACCTCATGGGTAGCAAGAGAAGATCCTGGTAGATTTGCATTACTACACAACAACTCAACCCTTTCTTGATCTATAGACCCTAGAGCTATAGCATCTTTGACATTTAAAGGAATACTTAAACTCAAAAGGTAATAGGAAGTTTGAGATACATCTAATAAATTTGATTTTATATCACTTACTGATAATTTTTGAGGACGCTTAGCTGGCATCTATAAATAATTTTTAGGTCGTTATATTATGTATACAAGATGGCAGAGAGTATTAAAAGTAAATACAGACCAGAAAACCCCAGAAAATACAAAGGAGACTATAAAAACATTATATGTCGAAGTAGTTGGGAAAGAAAATTTTGCAGGTGGTGTGACCTTAATGAAAGTATTCTTGAATGGGGTAGTGAAGAATTTTTTATACCTTACCGTGCTCCTGATGGTAAGGTTCGTAGATACTTTCCAGATTTTATTATGAAAGTAAAAGAAACTAACGGTGAAGTAAAAACTTATGTAATTGAAGTTAAACCTGCTAAACAAACAAGACCACCAAAGAAAA